GGGATGATGTCAGTGCGACAATGCTGCGTCTTGTTGATGTGTTGTTCCCACAGAGCGGCGTCGTCCAAATTGTAGAAGATCGCTTGTTGGCGGGCGGTGCCCTTCTTCTTGTTTTTCATCCACACAACTGCGTACTTCATGCCAAAATTGAGAATAAACTAAAAGGTTAACATAGTGACGACCCCACCGTGAGTTTGCACTCTTGGGTAGTGGGATGTCTTTGAAACAAATGGTAATGTACTCTTCACATATGAAAGAGATGTAACCACATGTGCCATGATAGCACACTGGTTGAAGCAATTCAAAATCAGTTGACTTCATCAAAATACTTCCGATCCTTATTCTCTGGTTTAGGGAGACGGAACATTTCCTTAAGATCGTTTAGATCATTAAGTTGCTTCTGCAAGTTATCAATTTGACGTTGCAGAATTTCAAAGTTTCTATCATTGTTATTTTGCATCATCAGCATGTTTTGCACTGCTGATTTAAAATCTTCTTCGTTCATGGTGAATCAGTAACGCTGTGGTATTTTATCATACTGTAGTTTTTTGACAAGCTTTGGATCATCAATGAATGGATCAACTTCACGGTTGCCCATCATCAGATCATACAAACCACGAGCACGACAGTATGCTTTCTCGTGATATTCTATCACATCATTGATGCAAGATAGCATCTCTTCATATGCTTGTTTTGACGATACTTTGTCATCTTGGAGGTAATCGTCAATAGCATCCTGCATACGACATTGGCGTTGCTTTTCATAAGTGTTGTCAGGTCCAAGAATTGGTGATGTCACGAATTAAACTCCTCGTTACGACGGCGATCAAGGTATTCAATAATTTCACCACGCCACTCTAGCAATTCATGATAGCATTGCTGATCATGTGCATCTTGACGTAGTTCATGATCTGGTTTCAAAACACTCTCGTAAAAGATGAAGAAGGCATCTTTGCGTTTTTCGTGTTTGGTTGTGTTCCAGTCCATGTAATTGTAGCGTTGACTCAGGTATTTTAGATGGTTATGTGTGGAAATCCACGTTTCCTAATAATTTCTTTACGATTGAGGTCCCCAACCATCGTTTTCTGGGACACAATCATCATCGTCCACTTGGTCAACTGATGCAATGTCACATACTGGCACCTCATGTTCACCACCTACAAGATACCATGGCATAGTGATACCATGATACTCTGGGTGTGCTTGGAAGTCATCAGGATAGACACGATCACCCAGATACTTTAGTTCGCTTTCTGGAATAGCGTTGTCTCGTAACATTGCTTGTAGCTGCAAGTGTGTCAACTCGTACTGCGTTGGAACTTTCATTAGATCTCCATTCACGTCTCATTTGTTGGTAGGTTTGATCATAGGCAGCCAAGTCTCTAACCTTTTTAAATACGGCAGCAGCCTTGGACTTTTCATTGGTTCGCCAATCTTTCTCTTGGGGTCTGGTGTCACCAGAAACTTCATCGTACTTCCGTCCACTGGCATGATTAGCATACCTACGGGCTCTCGTAAAACCCATTTCCAGGAATTTCCTCGCCATGTCCATACCAATGAAGTCTCCTTTGGTTTTAAATCCAAGGAACATTTGGTATATCTTAGCAGAAGAGTCGCGAGCAGTAGTTTCATCTACAAAGCGCCAGTGAGCGCAAATGTCGTTAGTGTAAGGGCGTACCAATAGCACTCCTTGCTCTCCCCTTCCAATACGATAAAGTTTGCGAGTTTCTTCATCTGTAAAGTCAAGGTCCTCATAAGGGAGTTCATAACAAAATTCAAGCATTCTTGATGTTGAAAGAAAAGATCACACGTTCTGAGTCAGATTTTACAGCTTTACACTGGTGTGTCAAGACTGATGGGAAGAAAAGGATGTCTCCCTCACTGACCTCAGGGACATATTCTATCACGTCACCCTCAATAAAGTCAACAAAGGGAGCGAAGAACGATGTTGGTTGGTGGTCACTTTCTAAACTGGCATAAAAAATAGCACTATATCCTAGTGCTCCATGATTATGGGGTGGATGATAACCTCCACGAGTGTATTTCTGTGCCCACATATTATAGATCTCAAAATCAAATGGGTATAACTCATTAAATTCTTTCAACACAGGTTGAAGCAATTCAAACATTTTCTCTGTATATGGAGCAACCTTGCCTTCTTTATAATATTTGAAGTAATCTGTAAGGTGTCCATCACCATCCTCAAGATCCAAAGATGAAATTATATTATCTTTATGATCACTCCAGTTTTCAACTGTAGCAGTGAAAAATGGAACTACAAATCCATTATTAATGTTCATTCTTTTGGTCTATTGTTACCTGGTCGTAGAGCATTATTATCATATTCAATGACACCATCTGGTCTTACAACAAAACACTGATACCAATATGTGTCATCATCAACCTCATCCTTGCGAGGGAAATAATCCATCACAAAGTCTTCTGCAACTTCAGGAGATCTGAACTCAATGTATCCATAATACTTGCTCTCCATCAAAAGAATAACTTCTGGTGGCATCTCTTCGTCAAGTTTGTAATAATCAATGACAATAGATTTAGCAGCATCATCTGCTGCTTCTAGTCTTGGGTTCTCCCAGTATACTAAAGCACCAGAAATAGAGGAAGCATGTGCTTCAATCTGATCCCAATCTCTAGCAGTATCAAATGTCTGTAGGTTCTGCATCGTTATTCTCTACTTTCTTTAATTTATATGCGGCTGTAACTCTGATACCATAAAACTCTCTAGTAGTATCTTCTGCCCAATGATATATGTCAGAGGGAAACAACACACATGATGCTGGTTTAGGAAACACGCTATCATATCTACCATCATCTTGCACAAAAATAGTCTTTCCACCCCATGTGAGATCCCATGTAGGATTACAGAATATCAAAAATGTATAATCTGCATCATCAGTGTGCATAGATCCATCCAAACCTCTAGTATGACCATTCAAATAATAGTCTAAGATTTCAAATTTAAATGGAAGTAGAATGTCCATCTTCTCAGGTATGACAGTATCAAAGATACTATATCCTTTGATGTCCATCTTCCAAAACTTTTTATGTGGCATTGCAGGATTACTACTAGCACCAAACTGCCATCTAGGACGACTAGCAATCTTATCAATCTCTTCCATCTCTCCTTGGGTAAGAATAGTATCCCAAGATTTAATATCAGTAAGTTTACTCATGTCAGTTTCTCAATGTAGTATGGTGTCTGATGATTCCAAGACGAGCAAGATCAAATTGAGTTAAAACTTTTCTGTCTAGGTAACCCTCTACTTCCCAATACACTTTGTTTAGTTCAGTAATATAATATCTCATTGTTGAATCAGAGATTGAACTCTCTAACCAAAATGTAAGACATTTCCTGACACCACTAGTAACTGGTCTCACACCGTGAACAAAATGTGTTGGATAAATTAAAGCTTTGCCTGCGGGTAGTTTCTTCTCAATTGTCTCTGTGCCAATTTTAATGAAGTGCTCACCACCTTCATAGTCATCGTTCAATGTAATGACAACTGTGTAGTCAGTTCTACATCCCCACATTTCATAATAATCTGTATGATCATCATAATGTTGACCTTCTTCATATTTTAGCATGAAACACGGAGAGCATTTGTTTAGTGGATGTAACCTAAACAGATCTGTTTGCGTCAAGATCTTTGCGATACTCTGATTAACAATCTTATTAATCTCAATATCATCTTGCTGAGTGTTATCCTTTACATGTTTTTCTTTTGGTCCAGTAGATGCACCATCAATGAATTTACCAGAATCAAATAAACTGGTAATTTGCCTTACTTGATTCACATCTAAGAATTGATATTCATAGATCATTGCATGACCTCAACATAAGATTTGATATATTCATCTACTGCTTTCTTATATCCTTCAACAATAGATGGTAGTGGAGTACACATATTAATGATACCATCAAAACCAATCAAGAATGCGTTATCAGAGGAAAACTTTTTCCATGGATTGTAACTTACACCTAATTGATTTACATCAATTTGACCTGTACTTCTAATGGTAAAAGGATATACTAAATTGTAGCACACCTTTTGTTGTACACCGTTAATTTCTTCAATGTGATCTTTTACATTAGCGATCAACTCCTCCCCCGATGAAAGAGTGAGAAGGAGAATATTAAGTTTTTGTTCCATAATTAAACGTTATTTTCGTTGATTGCTGCTAGGATTGCGTCAAGTTCTGATTGTTGATCAGGATGTAGAGCAGAGAAGTTAGCAGGTGAGAATTGACCATGTACTACTTCATCAGGATTCTTAATTCTGTAGTTAGAGGCAATAGTCAAACAAACTCTCTTTACATATTCATCCCATACTCCAGGTGTAAACTCACCAAATTGATCATCTGTTTGCAAATAAGCATTACCTGCATATGGATTATTACCCTCAGAATCTTGATAAGCTAGGTATCTAGCATAAACAATTGGGTTGATTGGGTACTTTACCTCATCAGATCCTTTACCACTGTAATCAGAAGGAATATCTCTAAGTTTCTGTCTGTATGCAGTCCACTGTGCTTTTACTTCATCACTAATTTGTGCGTCAGGCATTTGAGTCCAGTCACATTCAGACAAAAGATAGTTTCTGACTAGTCTAACACCCTCCCACGATGTTTTCTGCCATCTACCATACTCATTGTATAGTTTTTCTTCAACTGTCTCTTGTGCGCTATCTTTGTGCTCAAAATACTTTTCTTTGAGTTTCTCGGCAATATCTGCTACTTCAGCATCAGTTGCCTCTCTCCATTCATATGTTTTCCACTTTCTTGTTTTGGTAGCACGATCATAGACGTACTTCTTCTTCTCAACACCATAGGATCCATCACTGAAATAATTCAAATGAATCAAGCGGTCTTTATCAGATGACCAAAATGGGAACAGCATGGGTTGGATATTATCATTCCACCATGCTTCTTCAATAAATTCAGTCTTACCATCTACGATGATAATTCTTTCTAGTGCATTGACTTGCACTACTACACGGATGTCTGCCATTAGATTACGGGAGTTTTAGAAACCAGCCTGTCGCAATATATTTATCATGGGTAAAGACAGTGTTCCCACGATGAACGTGTGTCATACCTGCAGGCCAGATCAATAGCGTGCCTGTCTGTGGTTTATATCGTTTCTTTTGATAGAGAAATTCAGTTTCTGCTTCACCATCAGGCATGTCATTCAAATACACCATCCATGCTAGTTCTCTATTTGCTGCTCTGAAACTACCATTCTCATAGTGCCAAGTATGATAACCACCACCAGGGGAAGTTCTTTGTACTTTCAATCCAATAGCATTCAGATTTGTTTTAAGATGATCATACTCTTGCTTATAATTTCCAAATGCACTATTCAAATACTTATAGAAATGTGTTGCCAGTCCCATGTCAACATCATCTAACATGATGCTAACATCATGTCTAGCAAGTTTCTTGTCTGGCATCTGATCTTTGCCATGCTGTACAATCTCAGGATTGATATCAATATATGTCTCAAAGTTTTTTACAATTGCAGAGCATATGTCATGATGCACAAATCTTCTGTACACACCAATAAAGTCTTCAAACTTTCCTTCAATTCTATCAGGATCAATAATAAATCCACATTCACTTGCTGCCAGCATCAATACGCCCTGATCATATACTTCACTAGATGATAGCGTGTTAAGAGAGGAATGTCAATCTCTGGTGATAGAGTTGAAGCAACATTTAACTTAACTGCTGATGACAGTGTAAATGTACCCTCATTAACATCTAAACCTGCAGCGTTGATTGGATCACCTTGTGGTTCAATTCTTTCTGTGATAAATTCAATACCAAGATCAGCTCTAGCAGATGGATAGGAAGCAATTTCAACTTCTGCCTCAGCATGTTCAAATTGAACATAATCAATACCAAAATTATCTCCTGCAGCGTTTCCATTAGAGGATCTTGTTTGTCTTACCTCTAATAAAAGGTTATTAACTTGATAATCTGTTGGGATAGCAATGTCAACAAATGTCCAGTCAGTAGGACCAGCAGCAGATGAGATAGTACCAATCTTACCATAACTACCGCCACCATCATTACTTGCAAATAGTTCCAATGGTTCTCCTGGTGCTTCTCCACCATTACTACCATTACCACGTATTACTCTCCATCTAGAGTTAATGATTGGTGAACTTTTACTATTACCAGAGGATGCATTGATGGTAACTGTTCTCGCCCATCTTACTGCTTCACTTCCAAAAAATCTCAAATATTTCTCAGTATCTGTGGAAGTAAATCCACCTGTAGATCCAGATGCTGTTCCAGATTCAATATAATCTACAGTTGTGCTTGCAAGATCAAATAATCCTGCAGTAGTAGTTGTACCAGTACCACCAGATTCAGTAACTTTAACATAATATCCAACCACACCCTCACCAGCTTGACCACCAGCACCTGCTCCAGATCCTGCACCACCAACTGTTAATGTACCAGCATTTGGATTAGTTAAACCAGCAGCATCAAATCTAAAGAACACTGTGCTACCTGATCCACCGCCGCCGCCACCTGCACCCTGTACAGTAATAGTATTAACAGCAGAAAATACTACAGATCCATTTCCACCAGAGTTAGAATTTCCAACTCCTCCAAATCCACCATTATTTGCATCACCAGAAGATGCACTACTAACAGTTGGACCAGCACCAGAAGTTTTAACAGCAGATTGTCCTCTAGTAGCACCATATCCTGCTCTACGAGCATTAGATCCGTTGGATCCACCGCCACCACCACCAATACCAGATCCTGTGCCAGCGCCACCGCCGCCACCGCCGCCTCCGCCACCAGAGCAAACAGCGTTACCACCGTTACCACCTGATCCAGCGAAGATAGCACTCAAACTTTGGTGACCGTCAGTTGATGATGGTTGACCATTTTGGTCGGCACCAACTGAAGCACTGTTACCTGACGCACCACCGCCACCACCGCCACCAGCACCAACCATGAGAGTGTTTACAGTACCAACAGCAGAAGCACCACCGCCTCCACCGCCGCCGCCTGCACCGTTACCAGTACCTCCAGCACCACCAGAAGCATATCCAGAAGGACCACCACTACCGCCAGCGTTTCCATTTCCAGGACCACCACCTGCACCAACATATACTGTAAAGGTACTACTACTTCCAGGGACGAGAGCAGCATTAACTTGTTTACCTGCTCCACCTGATCCACCAGCATAAGATGCAGATGCAATTCCACCAGCACCTCCACCACCACCTTTTACCGTAACATTGACACTTTTCAAGTTACCACCAGCAGGAATATTATATGATTGGGTTCCTGTTCCCGTGTAGTTAAAAGTTTGACTAGAGCTTACATCTGTTGTGCTAGTATCTGATACACCATCTCCACCTTTTCCATAGAAAAGTGTACTAGATCCACCAGTACCACCAGCACTAGCACCACCATTAGTTCCACTATCTCCAGCAGAATATCCAGAAATTTCTAGAGAAACACCACCAGCAAGATTTATTACACCATTACCAGTAATAGTTGTGAATGCACCGTTTACAGCATAACTTGCAGTACCGCCAGATCCACCGTTACCCCCACCATTTCCAGAGGTTCCTCCACTTCCACCGCCTGCTCTAATTGCGTAAGTATTTCCATTATATGAGAAAGTATATGTGCTATTTCCACCATTACCACCATTATTAGCTGTGTTACCACCAGATCCACCACCACCAGTTAAATTACCACCAATACCAAGAATTGGAACTTCATCTCCTGCAGGAGCTGCTACTGTATAGGTTCCAGCAGAATTTTCTTCTGCTTTTTTAACAAGTTTGACGCTGCTATCACCTGGTAATTGAACTGGTTTTCCACCAATAACATAATTATCATCAATATCCCACGTTGTAGGACTTGGAGTTGTGATAATAGTAACAACTTCTGCTGGTAAATTACCAGCAATTTGATATCCAGTTTCAATGGTGATATCACCAGCATTACCAGCATTTGTAATTACAGCAGCGTTTCCTGTTAGTGCTAAGTATTTTGATGATGCTAGTTTGAAGTTATTATCATCTATTTTAATAACCCACCAAGTAGTATTTGCTGAAAAATTAACACTAATACCATTTACACTGAATGACATTGGTGTTGTTTGTGTATTTGTCTGAACACGAATCATGTTACCAGTGTTCAGATCATGATCAGGAATATTAAAGACACCATCAGCACCAATAGAAGATGTCGCAAACAATGTTGTCCACTTTTCACCAATGCCACCGACATTTCCATATGTAGAGAGGTTAGGATCTGTCAAAACATAATCAACAATACCATGAGAGTGGAACAAAGGAACTCCACCAGATGGCAAGAAGAAATTAACCTGACCATTGCTATCTTTAAATCCAACAGAATGGTCATCAACTGGTCCACCACCACCTTCAAATGCACCAGCCTGAGGAGCACTAGATGTTAAAATTGCATGTTCATGTTCTGGAACAGCAGCAATCATTTTTTCTTGTAGTGGTCCAATTCTGATTGTTACTTCACCACTTAGAGAACCACCAACAAATTCAGTGACATTCGTATATCCACTGATAATAATATTTCCAATATCAAATAGATTTTCTTGCTGATCTTTTGAAAAATACCATCTACCTCCCGTTGCACCAACAACAGAAATAACATTACCAGATACAGGTGATCCAGAACCAGATACACCACCGCCTGCGCCAACTAATTTTTTCGTTTTATAATCTGGAACATTAAATTTAATTCCAGGGGTAGTTCCAAAATTTTCTGCGGTGAAAGTTCCACCGTCACCACCATAATCATCAGATATAACTTTGTATAGTAATGGATAATCATGTGCATTATACTCAGATCCATCACAATACAACCATCCAGGGTATTGCATTGCTGGATCTGATGCGGTATTTGATGTAGTAGAAGTAATTTCAATCCTTGCTAATCCATTACTTCCAGGTTGTAAAACATATACAGTTTCACCATCAGTATAACCATATCCAGGATCTATAATCGTACAAAAATTAAGTGTGCCATCTAGATTAGCAATGACACCAACCTTAAGACCATATCCCGTTGATGTTGCTACTGTAAAAGTTCCAAAAGCTCCTAAATCAGTTATGTTGTAATATTTACCAGCAACAATATCACTGTTGCTCCTAGTAAGTCTAAAATTATTATTATCTACTTTATCTACATAGAAAACGAAATTCTTTTCAAATTGAACTCCCCCAATTCCAGCAGTAGATGGAGTAGCAGTAGCAATTGCGCCAGCACCTCCACCACCAGTGATAGTTACTTGAGGATTTTGATATCCTACACCACCATCAATAACTGTGATGGCAGTAACAACTCCAGAATTATTGATAGTTGCAGAAAAAGAACCAGGAGTTGCAGGACCAGATCCATTATCAGTTACAATAACGTTTGGTGGACTTGTATATCCCGATCCGCCATTGTTAACAGTAATAGTTTGAATTGAAGATCCTAACTTTAATTTGTTACCTGCTTGCTCAGACGCTGTAACAACTAATTTATCACCATCTACAAATGGATGATTGTTAAGTGTAATCAAATCATTGCTTACACCAAAGTTACCAACCGTAAGTTCTGCACTAACAGGACCAGTTGGAACACCATCTAACAAATCCGTGACATATCCAGTGCCAGTAGAACTTCCTGTTGATACTGTCCCTAATCCATTGACAACACCATTATCTGCGATCTTCTCATCATCTGCCTTAAAAATAGGCACAATAGCACCGATTGGCATTGTAGAACTGCCAAACGTTACTTTATCTGTCAAATAGTTAGTACGAATATTTCTTGTTGGCATCTTAGGTCTTGATTAAGTAATCTACCATAATAAAAGGAGCAATTAAGCTATCTATCTTAGTATCAGATTCTGGTTTAATATTGACAGAAGCTGACATACCATCAGTAGAGATAAATGTCTCTGGTATATTTAACTCATAATTAGTTGTTCCAATACTATAATTGATTGTGTGGGTGTGCTCTGTTGGATCATCTTCATAATCAAATGCTTCTGTAGTTTCAACAATGTTTGAGATTTGTGGATACACAACGTTTGTATTGTTGTCTACAACAGTATCAAAAGGAACAACATTTGCTAAACAAGTGTCGTGGGGATAAGCAGCTGCTGTATTACCACCATCATCACCAAATCCAACAGATAAAATTTTCATACTAATACCGCCACCACCTGTAGCAGGTGCTGATCCAATATTCTTTCCACCTACATCAGGGAAAGTAATAATATCATTTGCAGCATAACCAGTTCCTTTATTTGTAAAGGCAAGAATTTTATATCTTGTATTGTTTGGATTGCCACCAGCACCAACCCAAGCTTCAAATCTAACTGATGCTCTAAGACCAGTTCCAGATCCACCATTTAAATCAACTTCACCTTGTGCAAAGTCTGATAAACTATCCCATGTTCCTGCATTACCACCATATCCACTGTACGCCCACTGACCAGTACCTTTAGAATAGTAATCATTTGGTCCGTCATTATATGCGGATCCACCCATATACAAAGCGAATGATTGAATTGACCCACCTGGTGTAATAGCACCTGTTGGAATATTATCATTACCAACTCCATCTGCACCACAAACATATGTGGCACCAAGTGTACGCTCTGTTGCAGGTCCACAACCAGTTGGAGGAATACTACCAATAGGAATTCCAGCAAACTTAGTAACACAAGGACCCTCAGGTGTGGTGTCAATAGTGAGACTCTCACCAGTAGGAATTAGACAGTTTACATCAAATCCACCACACTGTGTTTTACAAATACCATAATATTCAAATGATGCACTACCAAATCCACCACCTTCGTTGAACGAACCTCCCTGCCAGTCTTTTGTTTGTGCAAGAAATTTACATGCTGGTTGTTCAGATGTAGCATCATACCAGTTCTGGACACCAATAGTTGATGCGTTTGTAAAATAATTTAATTCAAATACATCACTACCTGCTCTTCTGATAGTTCTACATCTATACGTGGTAGTATAGTGTGCGTGTGGCAAGAATGATAATGCAGAAACAACCTCTTCATCTGGAGATTTTGGTTTAGTAAAACCTAAATTACCAGTCAGTGCTACAGTTCTCCCAGGAACTCTAAATTGTCCTGTCATATCAACAACTGCGGTAGTACCTATATTTGATGATACAGTTACTCCAACACCTGATTTTTTAATTTCTTGACCAGAAGCATTTAAAACAGTCATGTCATTAATGACACCTTGGTCTGATCCAGAAGTTGCTTTAATATACTTTGATCTTAAGTCTGGAACCTGAAATTGTTCATCACTTAATTCTACATTCGGTTGTTTAAATGCACATCCATCACCAGTTCCCAAAATTTCACCAAGAGCTGGATAAGTTGCTACATTATAAACAGATCCATCACATCTCAAATAACCTGCTGGAAGTAGTTCAGCACTCAATCCAGCAATAGGATCATTAACATCCAACTCTTTAGGAAATGCAATAACAGTTCCTGTAGTTGTTCCGATCTTCGTTCTTTCTTGATTTAAAAAAACTGGCATTTTAGTAAGCTCTGATGATCATGATTATGGTCTGTGATGGAGTATTGTTATCCATAAGAATATTTAACGCATCTGGAATGTCAGAAACGTTGACCGTGTAAGATTGTACGTTATTTACAGCAATATTTGGTGGAATTTTGAGACCACCCATGTTCATTGATAAATCAAAACTAAAGTGACTGTGAGTGGTTAAACTTTTGTCGGTAGAATCTTGTGCTGCATGACTCAAGTTAGTTGGATATGTTACTGATGCATCGCCATTTAGATAATTATCTTTACCAAACATAGTCACAGGAGTTGGAAATACACCCGTATGCATTCTCATTTGGTGTTCATAGTTATAAGTATCACTAAAATTAGTTGTATATGCACCACTTGAAGGGATAGTTCGTGTCAATCCAACCTCTGGAACTGTTTCTTGTGTGAAACTTTTTGGACTATCAGTTAATACCAGTGTATTCTCATCATAATATGTAATTGAACCAAATCCATTCTTCCAAGTGTCTGGACTATCTGTGCTGGTAACACCAGTCAGGTTTGCAGATTCATATCCAGGACTACCAGAGACTTGGAATGTTGGTGCTTGGAAAATCTGAACATATTTACCACTTGGAAATGCAGTTGTATATTGTCCAGAGTGTTTATGACCAGGAGTGTGGTCAATACCAAGTTTTCTACCAATCGTATAATATGTTTTTGACCATGTAGGATCATTCAATGTAATATTCTGAATTTTACCTGCCATGGTATCAATTGGATCTAATTGGAATCCAAGATCTGTATCAGCACTGTAGATAGTTGGAGGAGTAACACCTGTACCATCTTCAGAAATTAAATCTCCAATGACATTGTATGCATCAGGTTGATTTGCTTGATACTTTGTCTCCAATAACATATCCTTCTCAAGGTCAAGCAGCTGCCTACCATTTAAATTAGGAACTCTGAATAGATCTCCTTCATCAAAGTCTGGAAAGTTTCCTGTGATAGCATCATCAGTAGGACCATAGGTATTTCCTAAGATAGATGCTAGCAAAGGAAATAATGCACAATCATATGTTCTACCATCACAAAGAATCCACCCCG